CATGCCAACCATAAGATGCTCTTTGTTGCTTTTATTCATAATATCTGCAGCCCATTTTAAAAATCTTTTCATTCCATCAATGTCATTGCTAAATTCAATACGCTTACCGTATTCTATTCCTCTGAAATCGAAAGCTCTAGCGTGATGTATCTCTTTAGCAATGTCTACACCTACAATTAATGTCTTTTCTGTTATTTGCATTATTTTTGTATTTTGGTTATACTTCATATTAGGTACCTCCTTGTTATTTGAGAGTCGTGTTCATGAACAATCGACATCTTGTATTTTATCAGGAGGTACTTTTTATTTCAAATCTTATATTTCTTTATTACAGGAATGCTCCCTTTAAGGATTATGGTTTCCACTTGCATCTCTATTATACACGATTGTACTTACAAAAGCAATACATTATCATGGAATTAAATCACCGTGGGGATAATATCATCAATGGTCAGCATCCGCTTCGGTTTGGACAGCCCTAAAAACTGCTTATGGCACTCCCATAAATCAAGCAGGTACCCAACAGGCATGAGCCATACTTCTTCCTCGGTGCGGTTTAGCTGGACAGTGCTGTAATATAAAAGCCGGGTAAACAATTCCTCATCGCTCACCCGGCCGGTGTGTTTTTTAAGTCATCCTCACTTTGAACGTTTCTTTTGGTGCCTTTGAACATCGCTTCCATGATTGCGTTCTTGTATGCCGCCAGCTCCAGCGGGGATGTAAGAAGCTCCACCGCCTCCTCGGTCAGAAGCTCCCGCTTATCCTTATTTTTCAGGTTGTGTATAAGGATGCTCTGGTTGGCCAGCAGCGTAATCAGCCATACCACTTCGTCCAGCGCCATCTCAAAGTTTTCCGTTTTCATCAGCTTGGTACCGAGATTCTCAAGCCCACCGTACCTTTTAGCGATCTCCTTTGTCGCTTTAGTGGTTAGTATAAGCTGATATTCTTCATCGCCGATTTTGATAATCGCGCTTCTGTCATTATCCTGCATTACTCTCCGCCTCCTCCCGCAGCAAAGACAGGCTCATACACCTGCGTGTACCAGCCGGTAATAGTGGCGGGCAATACTCCGGGATCGTCTTCGCTGACCTCCGCCTTCCAAGGGTGCTTTCCTTGGCCATCTGGTTTGTTACGTCTCATGACTGTCCCTTCAATGGTGGGGGTCGAAAAGGTGATGCTGTCGCCTTTTGTCTGCAGATTTGTCGCCGGGATGCCGAATTTTACGCGGTACAGCCAGAAATACCGGTACTTGCCGTTGGCTTTCTTGGCTCTAAAGCCAATAGCCACAGGAGCGCCTCCATCCTCGCTGGCGGAAATCAGCACCTTGTTGTCGTCAAGGGTGGCTCCTGTCAAAACCTCTGCAGCGGCAGCGCCGATGTCCGCAACACCGAGAGATAAGGTGCCGCTTTGAAATTCTTTTACCACTTCCGCCGCTCCGTCGTCGGCATAAAGCGTCGCCTCTGCCAGTTCCACAGAAAGCTCTGCCGTAATAGCCTTGGCCAGCGGAACAGGCGTGTCATAGGTTTCTTCCCCGTTTTCATTCTCGGTTATTTTTGCATAATATAACCTGTCCAGTCCGATTGTGGCCATGTTTTTCATTCCTCCTTTACTTCATATTCTTTTGCCACATCAATGGCATAGTGGTGATAGCCGGTATCGTCCTCATGGCCTATATACCGCCGGTCTGTAACGGCAAAGTCCGCGTCCAGCAGCGCCTTCACCACCTGATTTTTGAGTGTCATATAATTGCCTTTGGCAAACAAAGACAACTGCGTCTCCTGCACTTCATGGCGAGGGCGGTTGTCTGCAAAGACTTCAAATGTATCTGTCATTGGAGTTATGACAAGGTACTCATCCGGCGGTACGCCGCTGAATACGCCGGTTTCAACAGGGATACCCAAAGCATCCAATAACGAGTTTAATTCTGACAATATGCTCATATCCGTTTCAGCTCCTGTTCCAGTCTTGCCTTCATTGCTTCGATGCAAGGCTTCCTTGACGCTGATTTTGCCGGTTTCAAAAAGGGCCTTGGAGGCTGCCCGGATTTGCCGTACTCGATGATGTTGGCAATCTTGGCATTGCTTTCCCCGTCTTTTCTTGGCTCCGAAAAGCCGATTTTAATATTGTGGTTTCCGTCCCTGTCCTGCTTGGCAGGGGAGAGGCCCAATGCGCTTGCCAGCTCTCCGGTTGATCTGGACGGATATTTAGTGCCGCTCCCGATAACCGACTGCAGGTTGAACTTCACTTTTGAAAGCACTACTTCTCCGCCTGCTTCCAGTACCTTTGGTATGATTTCGTCTGTTCTTTCTCCAAATCTGGATAACTTGAGCAAGAACTCTTCCGGCATTTTAACTTCCACCTTAGCCACGTTGCAGCCATCTCCTCTTATGCTTTGCTTGATTTTACCTTTTCCGCAAGCGCCTCAATATACATTCCGCGCCCTTTCACATCCTCTACACTGATAATGTTGTACCTGCCGTCGCTGCATACGAGTACGAGATCTGTGGTGATTTCAAGGTTCGGGATCTTGCGGAAGCGGAACAGGGCGGACGCCTGTGAAAACGCCGCCCTGTTTGCCCATTTTTCGCTGCCATGCCTGTCTTCCTTGTATGCCCTTACCGAAGCGAGAATGATATCCCCTTTTTCCACGAAACCCTCGCTGTCCTTAACCGGTTTGATTGAGATAATGTCCACGAAAGTTCTCATTTTCCCGAAGCTCATCAAATGCCTCCTTTCAAATATTTTCTTATACAAAAATAAAGTTGTGTTTTTCCCTTGACTTTAATAATATTAAACTATAAACTTAATATTATTAAAGGAGGTGTTCATATGGCCATCGAAATTGTTCCTGATTGGATGTCAAACCTCGAAGATGAAGATCTGGTATTCATTAAAAATTTTCTTCAAGCCTCTGGATCTCTTAAGGAAATCGCTCGCCAATACGGAGTAACGTATCCCACAGTACGCCTGCGGCTTGACAAATTAATTCAAAAAATAAAAATCAATGAAGATACAGAAAATGATCCATATATCGCACTGATTAAGCGATTGGCAGTAAATGACAAAATTGATTTTGACACTGCCAAAATCCTAATTAATGAGTATAAAAAAATAAAGGAGGCAGTACAATGAGGATTGCATTTTTAGTTCCTGCGGCACTCGTTATCTATGCGGGTTTAATATTGCTGCAGATTTTTCTATCTAAAAAAGATAATAAATGGTTGGGATTAATACTTCCTATTATTTGCTTCTGTGTCGCACTTGCCGGTTCGGGTTATCAAATCTATGAATGGTCAGCCACCACCTATGGAAATACCAACACCAGTGTCTTTGGATGGGTAGGCGCAACAGCCGCTTTCTTCTTTACCTACAATATCCCAACTGTCATTCTGCTTGTGATTTACTTCGCCTGCAGGGGTAAACAGAGACGTAAAAAGGCTCTTGACAAAATGAATGTGCAGGATTTATAGCCTTTACACCTTCCAATCCCGGTCCAGCCGCAGCAGCATATTCACCGTATTCCATACCTGCTGTCCGGCCTGCACGTTGTCAGCAAAAAAGCCGCCTGTGCTGCCATCCCTGCTTTCATAAAAATGGCTCGACAGCATAATGACAGCCTGCTCGGTGGTGGGCGGCATGGAGTTTTCGGCATAATATCCTTCCGGCTTTTTCTGATAGCTTTCTGCATAGGCCACTGCAGCTTTGATATACTCTTGTAATAGTGGGTCGTCTTCGCTGTGCTGCAATATGAGGTTTGCTTTAACCTTCTCCAAAAGTTCCATGCCGCAGCACCTCCGTTTTCATTAAATCGATTTCTGCTGCAGTATCTTGACTGCTTCTGCCAGTACCAGCTTGCCATCTACACGTTGTGTTGCCATGAATCCAACTTGTCCGGTCGCAGCATACAACTCATTAAGCCGCTTAAAAACCCTGCCTTGACGGTCTGCCACCCAGTAATAAGAAAAATCGCCGAATACAATCGTCTTTGCTCCGGTGGCAATGGCTGGCATGAATGCAGACGTTTTAACTGGACGATTGAGGATAGTGTCCGGCGTTCCCGCAGTTACAGAAGGCTGCCAGAGATACTGACCGTTGTTGTCTTTAAGTTTCCTTATAGCTTTAATTGTCGAATCGTTCATAATGAATACAGCGTTCCTGCGGTACGGAGACTTTAGGCTGTAGAACAAGTCCATGATCTCGTCAAAGGTAATGGCTGTCGCGCTTGCCGCGGTTACTCCTATTTCGCCACCGCCGTTATCCGCCAAGATACCGGTTGGCTTGCCAGAGCCATCGCCGATAAAGAATGCTTCCTCCCCTTTCGCTCCGATTCGGCGAGCAAACTCTTTGGCGATATACTGCTCAAGGTTGAATACGCTGTCATTTAACAGTTCCTCTGACACCTTGATCATGGTCGCCAGCTTGTATCCATAAACCTTAACCCTCCAGTTTGACGGCTTTTTCGCCGGTGAAGTCCTCCCAGCGCTTAACAGCTAAATCACAGTAAATAGTGGAAAGCTCCATCGCATAGCATTTGCGCCCGGTCTGTTCAGTCGCGATGATAGTGGTGCCACTGCCGGAGAACGGTTCAAGCACAATACCGCCTTTGTCGCTGTGCATTTTGATGCAGCGCCACGGAAGCTCCACTGGGAACATGGCCGGATGCTCCTTATTTGCCCTGACAGTCGTCATCTCCCATATGCCAGCATAGCCCCATTTCTTGCGTTCTTCCTTTGTAAGCCGCTTCACAAATTTATAACTGTGTCCCGCAAAGGCCGAAAGCCACACATATTCCTGATCGTTATATTCCTCAACTTTTCCTTTATTGCTGAAGGCGGAAATATATTCATACTGCTGCACCGGTTTGTTTGAAACAAGGTGATATGGGCCTACGCCGAAATTCTGCCCCTGCTTCTTCCAAATACGGATCCAGATAGGTCGGTAACCGTTGTCCAAAAACATATTCACACTGTAAACGCTGGTGGGCTCAATAAACTGGGAGCCTGTGGCATATAAATCACTTAAATTCCAGCAAACAATATCCGCATGCCTGCACAGGTTTTTGATCACCGGGCGGACGGTTTCAAACCACGGCTCGATTCCGGCCTTCTCATATTCTTTGCCCACTCCGTATGGCGGGGAGGTAACTGCCATCTGCGCGTGACCCCCGTCCATCAACTTCTCAAAATCTTCATCCTTCGTAGAGTCGCCACACATCAAACGCGCCTGCATCCAACTCGGCCATCAGTTCGGCCAGCTTGTTTTCGTCCCACTCGCCCTGAATCTTGTTTAAGGCAAGGTTGAGCGCTCTTTCTCTCTGCGGGTCAATCTCCACCACGACGCAGTCTATCTCAGTCTGTCCCAAGTCCAGCAGCACCTTCAGGCATTGATGCCCGCCTACCACATTGCCGGTCTTTTGGTTCCAGATAACCGGCTCCACATAGCCGAATTCCTCTATCGAGCGTTTCAGCTTTTCATATTCCTTATCGACGGGCTTTAAGTCCTTGCGAGGATTATATGCCGCGGGATTCAACAGCCCGGCTCTGATTTTCTGTATATTCAAATCAACCACCTCTTCTTGCAGTAAGCAGCCGCTCCATAGCGTCGTCGTGGGGAGTTGCCCCTTTAAATTCGCTGACTCAGTTTTCCCGCACGACTTGATAAATTTGATACCATAGGTTATTGGCCTGTTTCATGAAGCTTTGACTCATAGCCCACATAAGGCGACGGGATGGCGTTGCCGGTTGTCGGATGCTTGGCAAGAAAGCCAAACTCGGTGATACATTCTTCGCACTGGATCCACCGTGCCACGTTCTGGGCATATTGCTCTATAAGCTACGCAGGAATAAGATGAACACATCTGCGTTCCTTAAGCCACTGCCATGTTTTTTCGTATATTTCTACCGCCAGGGTTGTTTTGCCGTTCTTTTGCTTTGCGGCAAGATAATCCCTCGGCGGCGGCATGCTCTGTCCTTCCAGTTCCGCAGCGTCCGTAAACTCCATTACCATAAGCTTTCGTCTGCCAGGATTCCTTTCAAAATCTTATCCGCCAGCGGCTTTTTCTTCTGTCCTGTGCCAATGCGCGCCCCGCCGCGGTTGGTACCGTCTTTTGCCATACACATCACCTCGATTCTAAAATTAATTGGGACCCCCGCAAAGCCGCAGGCTTTGTGGGGAGAGGAGGAGTAACTTAATCGGAGCGAATGCCCGCCGTCAGGAGGGCGCAGCACAGCGCAGTTTGCGACGACGAGGGATATACCCCGTTTGAAACTGCGATTTTTCCCGCGTGACCCCCCACCCGTTGCACAAAACTACTTCACTAGAGATTTTGACCCCCCTACCGTCTTGCCCATCGTTCTCCTTCGCGGGCAGTGATCGATGAGTGACATTGTTTGCACAGGCTCATAAGGTTGCTGTCTGCATTGGTTCCGCTTTTAGATAAAGGGATAATATGATGCAGCTCTTCGGCTGGAGTGAGCCTTCCGCACTTTTTACACTCCTCGCAAAGCGGATGCTCTGAGATATATCTGTCCCGGATTCGTATCCATCTCCGGTCATAGCTTTTTATTGTTTGTGGATCTCGTTCATTTTTGTTGTAATAAGCATCCACTTGCCTTTGATGCGTGTCGCAGTACCTTCCGTCCGTCAGTTCCGGACAACCAGGAAATGAGCAAGGCCTTTTTGGTTTTCTTGGCATCTGGCCACCTCCTTCAGGGTATAAAAAAAGCCCTCGCGGGTTCATCCCATGAAGGCTTATCCATAACTTTTCATAATATCATTATATTTGGCTTTTTAATTAATTTCATCTCATAAAAATCTCATCTAAAAGGAATGCAAAAATATCAGTTTATTTGTTCAAAGATAGCTTTCGAGTATACTTCTATATCTCCAGGAGTAAGCATACGGAATTTTTCTTTCACAGCAACGAAATATTCCCCAATCAATTTTTTTGGTATTATACGGTTAGAATGCACATCCACCGGCAATCCATCTCTGGTATGCAGCCATGGCTTTTCCAAATGCGTAAACTTTTCTAATGTTTTTCCGCTATAACAGCAGAAGTTTTTAATAACGCTATCCAGTATCGCTTTTTCAGAGGTTGTAAAAACCGATTCATCAAAATCTTCCACACTTTCAATAGGGTCAAACCGATAGGATGAATATCTGTTATACACATCCCTGTAAACCGGTCCATGAACCCATGCCTCACAGTCTTCTTCAAAAAGAAACCGTCCTTCAAAAGCGTAATAAAAGCCCTGGACATAATATAACGCCTTTTGTAAAGCCAAAGGAGTTATGTCCTCGCACTTATAAAGCAGATATTGGATAATCGAGTCCAGCTTTGAACCCGCATTTTTTTCTTCCCCAAGCAGTTCCTGCACCTTCCGCTTACTTTTTTCATATGCCTGCGGAGATTTTAAATTATCCTTATTTTTCTCCAGTAATTCTTTATAATATGCAGGATCATCATAAATCTTTTGAAGGATATCCGAATACTGTTTTGTAGGCATATCGCCTTCACAATATCGCGAAAAAGTCATTTCTCCCCAACCTAAAAGCAATGACAGCGGACGTTTTCCAATATTGTATTTTTGAGGAATTTCTAATATCTTCTCCAGCGAAATAATACCATTTTTTTGACGATACACGTCATATAAAGCCTTCAGATTTTCGTCCTCTATATCCGCTGCATAGACTTCACTCCCACATTCCGTACATATAGCCCTCTTTCCGGTGTACTCATATTCTTCGCCTTTAAGCTTTCTCTTAATTGATGCAGTTTCTACCATGTATTCAACATCTCTTCTGCATTCCTCGCAAAATGTCTTATTCCTGTTCATAAGGCAACCTCCTTTCAAACTTTCTGATTGATCATCGGAAAAGATAATCAATCGGCTTGTTTCGCTTATGAAACGATATGACAACCACTCGTTTTCTGCTTTCACTGTCAATAAGGTTAAACTTAGTATAAATATCAACTAGCTCCTTGATGCCATCAAAGTTAAATAACATGACCTGGGGACAAAATACATATAAAACCTCATGTTCAAATCCTAATTTCGTATTTTGCAATGAATGGCAGAAATCTTCTGTTTTTATTTTCAGTAAAATTTCCTTTTGCCTTCTGCTGTTTAGGTTATATTCACTTATAAAATCTATGTTTTCTTGCCTATTCTCATTTTTTGATATAATGAATCTGCCCTCTCTAATACAGTCATGTATCATTTCCAAAATCTCATCAATCTGTTCCCGGGTATAATTCTGATTATAGTGCTGATTCATTGCATCACCTCTTTTGTGATACAATGATACTATATTATATGCGTCTTGTCAAGTTTTATGCATCAATTAGTTCATTTATTCAAAATTAAGTGGATTTTTTTTATAAAGAGCGTATACTAAAAAGCAATAGATCCAACGATCTTTTATTAAGCGCAATACATTAGGCCATAAAGAAACCCACTTAGGTAGATAGTTCTATCTAAGTGGGTTTCTTTTTAACGTGCAAAATGATATTTTCTTAAACTACTTCCCATATAAAAGCAGTGCCAGATGATTAAGCGCCTTGTCCTTCCTGCGGTACACCTGTGCCCTTTCAAGAAACAGCTTCTCGCCTATGTTTGCTACAGCTTCCGTCTTACTCACATCGTTGACAAAAAATTCTGTCAGTATAAACTGCTCTTTCTCCGACAAGGCTTCCCAAGCAGGCTTGAACCACTCCATATATTCTAATGCCCGTCTGTAACGTTCTTTCAACACATCAATCTCGTCAAGGCAAGCATCAAGGCGTTCTTCGCCGCTTTTGGAATTGTGTTTGCCCGGAACTCCGATAATCTTTGCACTGTGAGGGCTTGTCATACGGGTTTCAACTTCATATATATCCTCATCACTGTGTTCGATAATGTACTGCATGCTGTTATAATCTTTCAAAGCTTCAACAGCAGCCGCGTTACCTTTTTTGAGGTTAAAGAGGCTCAATATCTGTGATCTCAAAACCGCTGACATCGCAGCGCTCTTTCAATGCGGTCATCTGCGTTTCATCTTCTGATACAATCATCTCCACCGGCTGAATAATAAAGTTTGTTATAGGGTACACGCTTTCGCCTCTGGTTCGGTAATACCTACCCTCATGTTCAAAGATAACCAACTCGCTTTCGCGGCTGTATACGTTCTCTGTGGCTTCAATGGCCTTGTCCAGTGTCTCCTGCCCATATGTTGCTCCATTTGCATGATGTACCGTATCCCATTTTTCCCGGAATAACCCGGAATTTCTAAACAGCCTGTCCATCTGCTCTTTGTTTTTGCCTGACCAGAAAGCCAGCATACAGCAAAGGGCAAGGTCGGCTTCGGACTGGCTGGGATACCCCGCTTCCTGCCATTTTCCTTCCCATAGCAGGTTAAATTCCTTATGGTTTTCGGCTGTCCGGGCTTTCTCCAGAATTTCTTCATCTGTAAGCGGCTCTAGCTTAACCCCCTTACGGTCTTTCTTGCTTTTCCTTTTCCGCTTTTTGCTTTTGATATAATTCTCATGTACCAGGCCAGTGCTCCGTTATCTTCAGCAATGTAATCAGGAGTTCCTGGCAGTCGCTCGCCAGTCATTGTGAAGTATCTACTGTGGGCATACATTTCAACACCGGTTTTAGTGTTTTTATTGCCCTTGGCAGGCATCTCCCCTTTATAGAAGATATGAAGCCCGGTTCCTGAAGGACTGATTTCCGTATAGGACGGAAACCGCTCAAGGATAGCCTTGGCGGTATCGTTTAATCCCCCAGTGTTTTTGTCGCGGCAGTGATCAATGTCAACTCCTACTAAGCCTCCGCCTTTTGCGAATACAAAACCCAATCCGGTATAGAGATATTGTTCTTTTGCCGCAATCGCTTCGTCAAGGGTCGACCAGTCGTTTGGGTTAGTACTTGAGGCTTTGCTACCGGTTAAGGGATTGTAAGGGATTTTACTGTCTCTTCCGTCCTTTGTGTTTGGTTCCAGACGCCAGCATATCCATTGCTTCCGTTCAGCCAGTTCTTTAGGAAATGAGATGCTCACTTACACCGCACCTCCTCGCATCTTTCATTAAAATACCGGATCGGAATGCTGCGCTGCTTTGCCTTTTCAATCTCAATGGACATCCCTTTAGTAATTTTTCTGCCAAACACCCACACTTCTGAACACTTTGACATCAGCACCATGCCAAAGAACAAGCCCAGATTCCGCATTTGTTCATCATCGTCGTCCATAAACTGCGGAAACAAAAGATGCGGAGCAATAGGTATGCAATTCATGCTCACTGCAAAGCGGCAGTACCCCTGAGCCTTACGGATATTGCGTTCAGTGTCCACGGCATATGGGCTGCAGATAAACACCATCGGTCTGTAAGGCGCTATCCTGGCTTCCCGCTCAATCCTAAGCAGTGCTTCATAGGGTGTGGGGTCGTAATATCCTTCCGCGTTAAACTTGCTTATACTCATGGTAATACCCCTGCTTATGCGCTTTTTTGTTCACGTTCGATTACAGGCAATATACCTTTCTTGTTTTTAAGAAGGTCATAGATAAATAGCCTTCCTTTTTGTGTCCAATATGTGTGCATTACGCTTCTTTCTGCATCAATAGCATGGGTCTTGGATTGCGTGTATCCTTGAGCAGCGTACTCCTGATATAAAAGCCAGCAGTTTCCCATTTTGTACTGTACTCCAAGCTCATGAAGCAGCTTATTGAAAGCGCGGCCAGACATTCCGTAATCCTTGGCAATCTTGCTGATCGGCACAAGGCTTTTGTTTTGCAATATGAGATCATAATAGCTCGCCTTGGGTTTTAACTCGCTGATAATCTGTTTATTCTTTGCATTTTCTATTTCTAAAGCTTTCCGTCTGTCGCGCTCTGCCTTCAGTTCGGAGAAAAGTCGGATGCCGTACTCCGGATTGGAAATCATCTCTTCGATAACTTTATCCGTAGCATAAACTCCATATTTTCTGATCGTGGGCAGCACTTCATCAAAGACCCATCTCTCAAAGCGTTCAGCGGCAGGAAGTTGGGATTTAACTATAAGCCTGAACAAATCACCTTCGGAAATATAATTAATGTTGATGGTTTTTTCAGGATTTTGCGGATGGGGTACCTCACGTTTTGTTAGGTACTTACAATGATCTATTACTGCCTTGTGTGGGTTACTATATCCCAGCATCCTCGCACAATCTGTTGCAGGGAAGTATTCCTTCCCATCGATAATGAGAACCTTGAGTTCTCCAAATTCTGTATTTTAAAAACTTGTAAATTATTCATAACATCAATCCTCCATTTCTTTCATTTCTCCAAAATTTTTGCCTATCGAGGCTTCTGCCACGATAGGTACATCAAATTCAGGGAAGGGTTGTGTTTCCATACACTTTTTTATAAAGGCAACTGCTTCATCCACCTTGTCTTCCGGCAATTCAAAAACCAGCTCGTCATGTATCTGCAGCAGCGGTTTCAGCCAGAGCCTTTCGGGAAGTCCACTGATGATGCGCAAGCAAGCTTTAAAATATCTGCCGCTGTACCCTGAATAGGTGTATTTAATGCACACCGCTCAGCGAACAACTTCTTGCCCCAGTCGGATGACCGAATTCCCAACAGGTACCTTCGCCTGCCCAGCCATGTTTCTGTATAGCAGCTTGCAGCAGTCCGCTTTTTAACTTCATCCTGCCATCGGGCAAGACCAGGATATCCGGCCTTCAAGTTTTGAATGATGGTCTCGCATTCGGCCAAAGTTGGGTTTAGGCCGGCTTTAAATTTTAGTGTCCTCCGTAAGCCAGTGGGAAACAGTCCATAGAACACACCGAAATTGCAGTTCTTTGCGATGGTTCTGCGCTCTTTATAATGTGGAGCATTTTTGTCTGCTGCCTCCTCAAAAGGAATGCGGTAAATAACAGAGGTAGTCTGCGCATGGATATCACCACCTGTACGGTAAGTTTCCAGCATACGTTTGTCCCTGCAATAAAACGCTCCGACGCGCAGTTCTATCTGCGAAAAGTCAAGGGATAAAAGAACCTTTCCGGCTGGTGCAATGATAAATTTTCGTACACCTATTGGGTCATTGTCTTTCTGCGGACAATTCTTCATATTGGGGTTTCTTGAGGCAAAGCGTCCCGTCTCGGTGCCCAGCAGGAATATGTCAGGATGAATCCTGCCGGTGGCGCTGTTTATATGCTCCAGATACCCGTCTATGTAGGTAGATTTGATCTTTCCCCATCTGCGGTACTCCTGCACCAGTTCAAACAGCGCCGCAAGCTCCGGACAGTTTTCCGCACACCATTCCGCAAGCAGGATCATGGCCTCATCGTCCATGGCTTCCTGGTATTTGGCCGTCGTTTTGAACACTGGCAGCTTCAAATCGCCGTACAGATATTTCTTGAAAGCCGAGGTTGAAGCGTTCGCCCCGATATTCACGTCGCCGGTCATAAAAGCGATCTCTTCTTTTAATTGCTTAATCCTTTCCTCGGCCTCCTCCTGCCTTGCACGCATCAGTTCCTCATCCGCAAGCAGGCCGTTATGCTTCATAAGCCCGCAGTAAACCGCCGCAGGTGATTCAAGCTTTTCCACAATAAAGCGGTGCTTGGGCAGATACCGGTCAAACCAGTTATTGAACAGATGATACAGTCGCAGGGTAAAATCGCTGTCGGCGCAGGCATAGCGGAAGGTTTCTTCATCCTGCGGATCCAGTTCGTCAAAATATCTTCCTGATGTAACCGTTTCAAAGCTTGGAAGCCCCGCGCCGCAAAGCTCCTGCGCCAGCGTTTTCAGCCCGCTTTCTGCAAGCGTCCTGAAAGCTGTATTGCTTTTCAGCGTCATCTGCGCCGCCGCGATGGTGTCATAGCAGGGCGGCTGCAGCACAATGCCGAGGGCGTACAGAAACATCGCCTCGAAGCTCAGGTTGTGAGCGATTTTTACAACCTTTCGATTGGCAAACACCCTCTCTGCAGCCATTGCATGATCTTATCCGGCGAACCGGCATTCCTTCCTGTTTTATGCCTTAACGGAACATAAACCGCCGTTCCTTCGGAAACGGAGAAACTCACTCCGGCGATATCCGCCTTATGGGCGTCCAGCGCCGCCTTTTCATCCCTGCGGTATTCCTCCCGGGGCGCGGTTTCAAAGTCAAAGGCAACCAGGCGCGCTTTATCGAGATACTCCCGTAATTCCGCAAAATCTGTCACGCATCTGTATTCCATAGTCCCTCCTCTCCGCTTGAATCGGGGAACAGGACTAAATCCTGCTCCCGCGCCCCAGGCATCGTCCTTATTTTAACGGCTCTATAACCTCGCCGGTTTCGGGATCTGCAAACATCTCTTCATCAATGTCCGTTTCAGCCGTATTGTCCACCTCAAAACCAACCCGCTTGCTGTATGCCCTGACCTGCTCGGACAACCTGCCGATAAGCGCGTATTCCTCGGCCGTCAGCGTCCTGTCGATGGCAAACTGCGCCTGCGAATAGGCAATGCCGCCGCTGTTGGTGGCTTTCTTTAAAGAAAAACGTGTCACTACGCTGTTGGATTTCCTGCCCTTGGACAGCAGCCGCTTGATGTATTTCGTAAACTCTTTTAAAGAACCGGTGGGGAGGGGCAAAAGCAGCGGGAAAATCTCCCCCTCCCGCAGCACATAGATCCTGCGGCGGTTCTTGCATGCCTTGCTGCCGTTTTCTCCTGTGCCGAACCGGTTCAGCGGGCAGGCGGCACAATTTCCTCCGGGGTCGCCTTCGCCGGTTACGCTGTCGAAGCTTCCGCAGTCGGGCGGCTGGCTGCCTCCGGTATATTTTGTCTTATAGTAAGCATGAAGCGGATGATGATAGGGATCACCGCTGAAAATTCCTTGACCGTATCCGGCTCGCCCGGGTTTTCGCCGGGCACTTCAAAGACGGTGCTGCCCGCCGACGGGATTTTAATCCGCTCAAAGCTCATATCCAGGCCGTCCAGCTCTTCTGCCATCATTCCTGCCATGTTGAAATCGGCAAGCCTTAAAAAACCATTGTCCTGCTTTGTTAACGATGTTTCTTTTTTAGCCAACATAATTCCATACCTCCATTTCTCAATGTGTTTTTTACTTTTCGCATGATTACTTTGCCGCTTTTCTCATCCCGACCGTAGTCTTTTCAAAGACGTTCACAAGCCATGAAAGCCAGCCGGGAAGTTCATCGTTGTTTTCTTCCATCTGCTCCTTGACAAAAGCCGACAGGGAATTGGCGTTGACCGTTTCATAGACAAGGTCGCCGAACCCGGCTTTTTTGAGCGCGGAGTACAGCTCCTCTTTCCGGCCCGCGGCAGCCGCCGCCCTCGTCGTGCCGGTCAGGTAGAACATCACGCCGCCCCGGGTAAAGTTCTGCGTTTCGGTTTCCGCCATCAGCTCCGACAGGCGGTATTCCGTCTCGTCGATTTTGTCGTTGATTTCCTTGAGCTCCTGCTCGGCGGATTTCTTCAGGTCTTTGAGTTCTTTAAGCTGCTCGGCCAGTTCAAACATTTTTTCGCCTTGCTCGTTCATGCTTTTTCACCCCCTGCCGCAAAAGGATTGAGCCCGCTTCTGTAATCGTCCACCAGCATCCTCGCCAGATCCGCTTTGTCCCTCAGAGCCTTCAGCACTTTTTCATCCACAGTGCCTTTTGCCGTCAGGTACAGATAGGTGCAGTTTTCCTTTTGCCCGACCCGGTGGATGCGCGCCTTTGCCTGCTCGAAATTGGACATGCTGTAGTCAAGGGAATAGAACACCATGGTGCTGGCGGCGGTCAGCGTCACGCCAAGCCCCGCTGTGGCTATCTGTCCGACAAACACCTGAACCTCCGGGTCGTTCTGAAACGCCGCCACCTGCTCCACCCGGTCTTTTACTCCGCCCATCAGGAGCGAGTACCCGACGCCTTTTTTCTCAAGGATCCTGCAGATAGCTTTGATTTCCGGTATGAACCGCGCCATGACCGCCAGCTTTTTGCCGCTTTGCAACACATCCTCGATAATATCCTCCAGCGCTTCCTGCTTTGCTGTGCTGATGCGCTGCACAGGGCCGCCTTCGTCGCTGCCTATAAAGCCGCCGGTTATCTGCGACAGCCGGAGCAGGCGCGTCAGTATGTTTGTGGCCGTCACTTCTCCCTTGCCAAGCTCCGCGTAGCTGTCCCTTACCAGATCCCTGTAAATCTTCATGGCGGCGCTCTCCAGCTCCACATGCCGCACAATGTCGGTGGTTTCCGGCAAATCCAGGCATTCTGCCTTGGTCGCCCGGAACGCGACGCTGTGGAGCCTTTTCATCAAATCCTGCTCCATTGATTTTTTCAGCACCGGCGTGTGGTTCCCGTAGCCGACCATATCAAAATACCTGTTGCGGAATACATAGAAGCTCTGGCCGAAGATGGCGGGACTCAAGAATTTGTACTGGCTGAATACATCGATGGCTTTGTTGGTAATGACCGTACCTGTGAGCAGCAGCCTGTACCTTGCCCGCGCGCCCAGCCGGTGCATAGCCTTTGAAGCAGCGATGTTGTGGGTTTTGATCTTGTGTCCTTCGTCCGCGATAATCATGTCGGGGTTCCATTCGGACAGTTCCTTTTCCAAACGCCATGCCGATTCATAATTGATCACCGCGACTTGCAGGGGAGAGCCGCGCATGTGCCGCAGGGTATCGATTTTCTTTGCGGCGCTGCCTTCAAGAACCGCAAGGCTGTAATCGAAATCCGCGAACTTCTCTAACTCTTCCCGCCAGACTCCCAAGATGGAGAGCGGGGCCACCACCAGAACCCTGCGGATTTTGCCCGCCTGATACAAAGCGCCGGTGACCGCGATGCTTGTCAAACTCTTTCCGGTGCCCATGTCTATTCCATCAAAAGAGCGACGCCCCTTGACAAAGCGTTTTCTTTTGACATTAATCACCACCCCCTTCAAAAAGCTCCCGATACTTCTTGATTGCAGCTTGCATATGAAGCCGCGTATGCTCTGAGGGAGACATTATTTTTAAATTCTCGATCCTGTTGTCCGACCGGTTCCCGTTGATGTGGTGCACAATTTCGCTGCCGTTCAGCCTCCGCCCAATGTGTTTTTCAATAATGCTGCGGTATGCGCTTGATTTGACGGTTTTCGGATTTTCCGCTATCCTGCACAGAGGGTTGCGCCGCGCGTTAAGCTCGGTGAGATAACGCGCTTTATGGCCTTTTGAATGGCCTGCAACGTTGATAACCTCGGCGTTGTATTTGCCGAGCCACTGATTGCGGCAAGCCGCGCTGCAAAAATTATGCGCATTGATTTTAGACTACTGCGGCTTGTATACAGCTTTTCCGCACCAATCGCAGGCAGTCTCTCTGCCGTTTTGCATAAAAAGCCTGTGGCATTCCTTTGAGCAGAAAAGATTATTTCTTTTCTTTGCTTCACTTGGCTTTCGGCTGATCATTTTCCCGCATCTGCGGCACTTTGTTTTCAACTGCCTCACCTCCATGAACAAGGCCGAATTTCTCGCAAACAAAATTGAACGCTTCAATTTGATGTTTATACGGCGCGGCTTTAATCGGCATGGGCAGCAGCGGTTTCGGCTGTTCCAT